CTCCTCAGCATACCAACGGCATCGCTTCAGGTTTAACCAGTAGCTAGTGGCCTCTGCATCAACCTTCCCGTCAATGAGAATGACTAATGCAAAGACCAGTTTCATTATTCAGCAGGCTGTTCTGTAGACGCAGGTTTTTCATCTGGCGCCCAAGGCATAGATGCCTCAGTAATTGGAGTTATTTTTTCGTCAATTTGCTTTTTAATTTGGCCGTTTACGTGTTCTTCATACGGGCCAATAACAATTGCTTTAATCCAATCAATCACGATTTCTTCGGTCAGTGTATCAAACTGCTTGAAGCTTTCTTCGGTCAAGTTAGCAGCAGAAAAAGGAGTAGCGCCAGAAAATGTTCCTTCGTTGCCATTTTCGTCTGTGCCGATCTTTTTCCAGTAGGTCTGGCATATTGCATTGGGTAATACAACGCCATCGCCAAGTGTTTCGTTTTTAGTTTTAAGGGAACTTATTTCCCAAGTATAAGTTATTGCCATTTTAATGCTCCTTCTGAGCTTGTTATGCCTCAAGGGCTGATATGCGAGCTTCAAGCGCATCAATAACGCCTTGCTGCTCCTGAATAGTTTTTACAAGTAATGGTATCAATTTGCTTTGATCAAGAGCCTGAAGCTGATCATTGCCTTTATCGTCCACCGCATCTTTCTCGCCGACCACGGCATCATATACAATTTCTGCAACTTCATGAGCAATAAATCCGTCAACTCGAATTGAGCTTCCTTTCCACTGAAAATTAACCGGGTTAAGAGCCATTAGCCTGCTTGTGGCATCAACCATCGGTTGCAAATCTTCTTTAATTCTGTGGTCGGATGTAGTTGCATAAGTTGTACCGTAATAATTTGTACTTATGTAACCGTTCGCAGTGCCGTTTGCCGCCATGAATTTTATGTGGTAATTCGCCACACCGGCAGAATTTGAAGATCCGTATGAAAGAATGTTTGGCGTAGAGTAACTTGTGCTTGAATACGCCTGCACTTGTAGAACACGGAAATTTGAGACATTGTGAGGGTCTACATAATAACCAGTGTCGTTATAGTCATAAAACAAAGTGCCTCGTACATCTGCGCTAAAAACTGCTCTTGAACTAATAGCGGCCCTGAAACTACCGTTATTAATTAGCAACAAACCGTGATCGTTTAAATTGTTAGCTCCACCAACAGAACCGGCATTTGGATGCGACCATGCCAGACCGTACATATTGCCAGCCGTAGTACCATCAGCAGCTATACGGTAAGCAGCTCCCATTGACCAAACGTGTTGTAAGCGAGTGGATGTATATACACCTACCATTCCTTTGCCATAATTGGCATCGCATAAAATATCGCCCGCAATTCTCACTGAAGTGCCGGATGATGATCCATCAAAGTAGTAACCAGTGTTGTTGGAGTCATAGAAGATGGGGGCGCGGGATGAGCCTGCCACTGTTAGATGGCCAGACATATCCAGCTCGAAGCGATTTGCCGAAGCTGACCAGCCACCTATACGCAAGACGTTATCGGCATCAAGCCCCATATTTACAGCGTAATAACCACCTCTGTGGAACGACATAAACGCCGAATTACCACTAGAGGCATACGCCTGCATTGCGGGGTTAGAGAGAGATCCAGAATACTGCCCTAAGTTAGAGTTAAAATAATGAACGCCAAAATGACTTCCGCCTCCACTAATATTAACGGTGTTTAAACTGCTCGTACCATTTGGGTCTACGTAGTAAATAGTGTTATCTAAATCATAGAATAGTGGAGATCTTACCGAACCTGATCCAATGAAAGCCGAGTAAGTGCCTCCGTCGATTGCGCCATCAGTGTAAAAATCAAGCCCTGAGCCAGATGTTCTAAATCGCGCAGAGTATCCGTCATCAAGAGGAGAAATCCAGATAAAATCGGTATTAGTGTTATTTTGTATCTGTAGGGCAGACGTCCATGAAGCTGGATATGAACCAAAACTAATATCAGCAGCTCCAGATTGCTTGAGAACAACTGTTGTTGCATCGGTACCTGAGGCGCCAACAGGTTTATTAAATGTAGCTCTAGCAAATGTAGCTTGATAAAAAGCCGATGTGTTCGCAGGGTCTGCATAGTAAGCAGTGTTGTTTCTGTCGTAAAAGGTAGAAGTATAGACGCCGTTCGTAGCAGTGAAGTTACCATTGGCTTCTGCTAGACAACCTGATCCGTTACTCGGTGCGTTTCCTAGATATGTAGTACCATATATCCAGTTAGTGCTGCCTGCTGTCGTAATACCATTTGGAAAATATGCAGAGTTATCAGTTCCCCACGGGTTGCCATAACTTATATACCCCAATGGCACGTTTAGCGTTCCATTGTCTATTCTACCGCCAACATCAGAACGCAAATACTGAGAACCTTGCAATCCATCCAATAAGTCAGCATCTAACCCAGAGCCAGAGCCATCGTTTGCTGAAGTCCAAGGGGTACCAGTGTTGATCGTAGTGGTGTAAATGTCAGTAGCACCAATAGTGCCGATGTTGGTCAGGTTGCGGCTTGAGTCTATTACTGTGGTGCCGTTGATGTCTAAAGTACCAGTAATGAGATTTAAGTCACCGCCACCGGTAATTTCAGCATTAAGCGTTCCTGATAAACCACCATCTTTAAAGCTAATAGTTTCGCCTCCAGAGGTAGCAATTACTAACCCTGCGGCAGTGCCTCCACCGCTTTCTACAGCTCCAATATAGCCTCGCAAACTACCCGATGATGTGTAAGTGTGAAGTGCGCCACCGCTTGTTAGGTATGCGTTCGAGATGTTGGTCAGGTTACGGCTTGAGTCTATTACTGTGGTGCCGTTTACTTGGTAGCTTCCCGCTGTAGAAGCTCCTGATAGGTAGAGGTCTGTAAATCTATGTGCTGTAGAGCCTAAGGCTATTTGATTATCAACACGCGCACCGTTATCTCTAGGGACAACACTGTTGCCGCCAAAAGATAAACCAGAGTGGCCAGCTTCACCGTCAAGGTAAAAGCCGCCGCTTTCGATACCAATACTACCTACGGTTGTGCCGTCTTTGCGGAAAGCTAAAATTTCTCCATAATTAGTTAAACGGTTTAAAATCAAGGTATTACCAGCGTCTCGAACAAAAGAGGCGGCTCCGGGCGCAGTTGCGCCATAAATTGTTGTGCCTTGGGTTGTATTGTTTGCGCTAGATTTACCTACAAGTAAGTTGCCGCTGGAGTCTATGCGCATACGTTCTGTGCTAGCAGAACCTGCATAGAACGCCATATTATTGCCGTCAGCTCCTAAGAAAACAGTGTCAGTATTTGTTGTAGAGTTATCTTTAAAAGAAATAAATGCTTTAGCATCGCCAGATTCAAAGTTAGCAAGAACATTGGTAGTGGCATTGTAAACGTGCAAAGCCTCGTTAGGCGAACTAGTACCAATACCAATATTGCCGTTACCAGTAACTTCAAAAATACTTGTGCCTTCATTGTTTGAAGTAATCTTCAACGGCCTGTTACCCGCAGTATTCCAGCGTGTGTCTATCCACAAACCGTTACCAGCATCAGTGCCATTGAAGTTTTTAATCTTAGCCGCGTAATTTGCTGCTGTTGTATAGACATCAATTTTAGCGTTTGGCGAATTAGTACCAATACCCAAAGACTCCGCAGAAGCATCCCAGAAAAACTTAGGAGTTGCGCCTGTGTCTTCGTAGAAGCTAATGTCTCCATTTTCTCCGGCTAAAAAAATCTTTTCGCTAGACGTGCCTGTACTATTTCTCCCAATTTGGAAGTCATTTCCACCAGCTTGGTCATTATTTGAGTCAATGTTTATATACAATGAATCCGCTGAATTTATAAAAGCATTTGCTATGCCAGCATTGCCTAATGTTAAAACACCAGTAGTAGAAGCATTACCGTCAACACTAAGCCCATCCATCGTGGCTGTGCCAGTAACGTCTATGCCATTGCTGAAATTAAACGTGTCTGTAGATGTATTCCATAGGATGCTGGCATCAGTGGAAGAATTAACCGCATCTTGAATAGTAATACCAGCGCCATTAGCAGAGGCAGATGTATCACCAGCTCCAAAATTTAAAGTGATGTTTTTGTCTTCAACGTCTAAGGTTGCAGTGTTTAAAGTTACAGTTGTTCCATTTACAGTAAGATCGCCGCCAACAGTAAGATTTCCGCTTGTGGATGTATTTGCATCAGAGCGCATGAACTGAGTGGAATCAAGGTAATCAAGGGTGTCTGCATTACCGCCAGTAGATGTTACGCCAGTTCCATTTTCGTTGGCAGACAGGCTCACTGAAGGGCCAATTGAAGACCATGCCGATCCGTAAGATGTAAATCTTAATCTGTAGGTATACGTTCCGTCAGCCGGATCATCGGTAATAGTATTTGTATGGCCGAGAGAATGATAATAGGTATCAGGGTAATACTCAGTAAGATCATATTGAGAAAATACCATTACACCTGACCCGACAGAAGACCAAGTGGTAGTTCCAGAAACAGCTCTTTCCACAACATAATTTGCAGTCAAATCTGCTGTAGTATAGTTTACATAATGATAGCCAGTATTGTTTGCAGTAACTGTTATCTCTACAGGCTGCTCTCCATGCGTAAAATCACCAAGTGTAATTGTTGCCGGAGCGGTTGCGCTGCCTGTTTCGTAATCTCCCGGAGTTCCGCCAGATGCTTGCGCAACGTAAGTTTGAAACGAATCAATTACTTCTTGATTCAGCATATCAAGAGTAACGCCGCCATATACAATGCCGGTTGCAGTCAGCGAGCCAGCGATAGTTGCATTTCCTGTCAGATCAAGGTTAATAGCCTTGATTGCGCCGTCTACTGTAAGAGTATCTGTGGAAGGGTTAAACGAAAGTTTGTTATCCAGCGAAAACCTGCTGTCGCTTCCCAAGTAAAACCCGGTATCTGCATTGTTGAAGTTTCCAGCGCCAGAGTAAATTGCAGTTGGAGATATTGTAATCCCTGCTATCGATCCACCAGTTAAACCAAGATTTACACCAGTGTCTGAGTCTTGCAGTGCTGTATCGGCACTCTGAAGGCTTTCATTTACCCCAACCGTAAGCAATTGCGTATTTATAGAACCTGTAACAATCAGGTCGCCAGAAATTAGATAAGAATCTGAAACCCATGAGCTTGTAGATAGATCGTACCGCCAAGCATAAGTTGTGTCAGGGTCTGTAGTGGTGTCAGATGTAATTGCATAGTCATTATTTTTTGGGTTGCGACCAGATGAATCTAAAAACTGCTGCGCGGTTGGAGCATCAGACGAATCCGTAACTATCTTATAAATACTTGGAAGATTTGGCGCGGCATCTGCAACCGCTGTTGCGCTACCAGTTAAGGCAGTTGATTTAACGCCAAGACCATTAATTGCGTAAACGCTAATATTGTATGAGTTGTTTGGCACAACTGGAGCAACGGAGAATGTATTTTTGTTGGTATTCGAGCTAAATACACCGCTTCCAGATGTGGTGTTTGTCCATTCAACTATATATTGATCCACAAACGCATCAACTGATGCAGTCCATGAAAGGTCTATAGATGGTGTAACAGTTCCGTCAGCATTAACGGTTGAAGAAGGAGTGGCTATTAAATTCTGCGGGGCGGCAGCTTGCTTGCCGTCATATATAGCAAGCTCTCCGCTATTTAAATAATCAATAGCATCAGAAGATTGCCAGTCATAAATTTCAGCCGCAGTTTCAATAGCGTTGACATTAACAATGATTGAGCCAGAAGCGTCGAATGTTAGCTCATAACCAATGACTTCAAATGGCTTGTTTGACCAGCCCATCTTTGCATTGCTGACATTAATGTTGTCGCCAGCTTTAACCTTTAATGCCGCAAGATTGCACGGCATAGAAATAGCTGTTTGCTTTCTTGATCTCAGCAAAGCAAGTTTGGCAATCCTCTGCGCTCTGACATTATTTGTAGTAAACGGCAAAGCCATATCAAGGTAGACAGGATCTCCGTCCTCGAGGCTGTATTGTGAGCTTATTTGAGCCGGATAATCTGCAACTATATAGTTGTCTTCCTCACTCAAGAAAACGCCCTTAACGCCGTTATATAGCCCTCTGCGCGATTGTTTAGTCTGAACCTCAATTCCGCCTACTAAAACAGATTCATCAAATGTTACCGTAGGCGCGGCATAAGATGCCCCAGATATAAAGTATTCGCCGCCAGAATAAATAAGATTGCCAGCCATGGATGTGAGCATGGCTTCCATATTATCTTTGCGTGAATTTCCTGTATCTATAACGCCATTGAGGGTGTATCGATCATGCGACTGACCGCCACCAAGATCGACTTGGTCAGAGCATAAGGCTACTGCTTGAGTTAATGATGCTAGATTTACTGAGCTAGCAGATTCTGATAAACCATACTTTGAATCAACGAGGTAATCATAAACGCAAAGTGCTGAATTTTGTGTCCATTCTGTTACATCAGTTACCGGGTTGTATATCTTCTTTCCCCTTATCAAGGCGGAAATGTTTGGCATACCTTGAGCGAACTGCTCTACATCGTATTCCATTTTTACATATAAATACGCGGTATCGTTCAGAATGTGGTCTGTTGTCCACTTTATAGATTCTGCTACAAGATCAGCATCAGCAGTAGTTTGGCTTCCATCATGGAAGTTGAAAGATACAAAGTCAGCCCAATTAGCTTTGAATGAACCGTCCCAAATAAGCTCATCGTTAAACCAGATTTCTTCAATTCCATCAACTTCATGCCCGGCAATGGCAATTACCAGATTCATGTACTTGTTATCAGTTCCAGATGAATCAAGAAATACAATTGCACCGCCAACCCTAACGCGGCCATATATTAACTTTCTGGTCGCATCCGGCTCCCTAACAGTTACGCCTGTTCCTTTTAGTGCGGAACCTGCCGCGAAAGAAGGCTTTCCAATTAAAGCTCTTGATACTAATGACAGTCCTGCGCCTATGGCAAAAGCCCCGGCAACAGCGAAAAAATTCATTGCTGTGAAACCTGCCGCAGCCCATGCACCGCCAGCAGATGCTAATCCAGCTATTACCGTTACTGCCATTTTTAATCACCTAAAACATTTGGAATAAATTCGCTCGATCAAGTCGAAACCCATGCCTATCATTAAGCTATCAAAGGGAATATGCACCTTTGTATTTATCATCATCAAAGAAACATCATTTTCTCGGCAATGATCTTCTGCGTATTTTATCAGTTTATATCCTGTCGCGCCCGAGCGATACTCAGGAAGAACAAAAACAACGTCATTAGATGCGAATTTGTGATCTTTGTAATGTATGCTCTGGCTAACTAAAAGAACACAATACCCGACAAGATTGCCGTCTATTCTTGCGGTAAATATACGAAGAATTCCGGCGTTATCTAATCGTGAATACTCTTTCCAATCAGGATTTAATTTTATCTTACCTTGGTTAAGAGCAACCATTTCCCAGTGCTTTTTCAGCAATGGTTGAATTTCATCCTTAACGCTAGCCAAGCATTCACGCTGAATATCAATCATATTTGAATATTATCGTCGAATAGTGTCGTAAACGTCTCCGGGAGACTGTCCTGCATTTGATGAATTGCCATTGGGTCTGCCCCAAATTATTTCTTTCTGCTGTATTTTTGCAACGTATTCAAAGCCCTTGTCATTTGGGTAATCTATTTTCTGATCTTCAGCCGTGTACCGTCTTACAGATGATCGCTCAAATGATATTAGCTTATTTTCAATTGAAATTGATATTGTTGAAGTCTCACCGGAATCGGATATGCTCATTACATCCATAAATCCCTGAAAAACAATAACAGGCGATGCAATAATATCTCCAGTATCGTCAAACGCTCCGAGAGAAACCACAACTGGCCTGCCCTGATAGTCTTCATCTCTGGCGATGTTAATCAATGATTGCTTTATGCCAGAAAGAACTATATTCATGCCGGACGCTGTTAGCTCTGAATTTTCAGAAACTGAGCTGAGACTTAAAAGATCCCCTGCACCAACATACGTTTTTCCGTTATAAATTAAACTACCAAGACCAGACCACAAGTTTAACTCACCAGAATCAAAATCCATGTCAATCAAATAAACTGGGCGAACAACTTCCGCGCTGGCAACTGCCTGCATTTCTGTGCTTAATGTTCTACTCATTAAATAGCCTCAATGAAAGCAAAAGTAAATCCGTATGTTGAAGCAACATCTGTTGACCAACCAATGTCATTAGACGACATTCTCCAAGTGCTTTGAGGCAATGAAAAATCAAGCTGAGTAGCATCTGCAATTACTTGCCGAATTGGAGGCTGAACAGACATTGATCCGCTACCAGAGAAATCGTCAGTTACCATGTAAAGATAATCGCCCAATTGAAAATAATTGCCAGCATCAACGGCATCACCTGTTGCAGATATAGTCTCATCACGCACAGCAGTTGCTGCGCTAAGGCTAATTGACTTTGAAATGTTATGAAGGGGATGGCCAAAGTTAAAAGTCCCAGAACGTCCCTTTAAAGCTACAATAAAGGCTTCCACTGATCTTGCCTCTGAATGGGATAGCGGTCTCAAAGTGACTTCGGCCTCCCATCTTGCGCCTTGATGCTCGAAAACTTGTTGATCATAAGTAAACGGCGACTCTGTTACTGCAACAGTTCTTCTTAAACGCATAGAAACGTTTTGTATAAGAGTTTTACCGCTTGACTGGGTTGGAAATGAAAGTGGCATCTATTAAGCTCCGACAAGCATTTTACTATAACTTCCGCCGCGCATCTTAGCGTCTGCAACTGCGCTTTTGGCGGCATTAGCGATTTGTGGCATTAGGGTAGCGATCTCCGCTCGAACAGTCTGTTGGACGCCTGTAGTGATGTTTATGGTCTGATTGACAACCACTCCGCCACCGCCGTTAAGTTTATCATTAGAAACTATAGAACCGCTTTGATTTGGGACAAACATTTCCATCCCGCGTTCGCCAACCATGTATGGCTGACCTCGCTGAACAGAACCGCCGATAGCCTTACCGCCAAAGTTGCTTGCAAATGGGTCGCCCATGCCAGCAGAGTAACCACTTTGAACATTTGTTCCAGCTTGGCCTATACGTGAAGTAATAAAGCCAAATGCAGCATCAACAATATACTTCTGAATCAGCATTTTGATCAGGCTATCGATTACGCTTTTAGCCATTGACTTGATAGCATCGGCAAAGTTAGCTGCTCCAGTTATACCAGCAGTCAACGCATCTGTCATGCCATTTATCGCTTGAGTTGTCAGAGACCCAATCATTTCTGACGTGCTTGGAATTACATCTTTCCAGTCTAAATATGCTTGGCGAACACTGCCAACAGAATCCGCAAGATCCTTATTTCCTGAAGCGGCTTGCTGTGTGGTATTTATTGCTTGGATCAACCCTTCAATCGTTTGCTTGTAGCCATCAATATCGATAATTGAACCTAAATCCAAAGTCGGGAAGTTTTGTTGCATCTCTGCTAACATTTTCTCCTCTTTTGCGATTTGCTCGTAAAGAGTAGATATTTCTTCAGCCCATACTGTTGATCTTTGTTTTTGACCCTTAACTTGAGCTAATGTTATCTTATCGCTCAATTCTTTAAGTTTTTGGTATGCATATTTTATAGACTTTTCCGTGGCTTGCTTGTCAAAGCTAAATAGCATTGACTTTCCTTTGTTTAATAAAGCACTCACCCCGTTCAGTATTTTTTGAAAACCAGAAACTACGCTAACAGTTGCATTTAAAAAAGAAACTGCCATGGATTTTGCAAACTGCTCGATGCCGCCTTTTTTTGCCGAGATTTCTAAAAAAAAGCTTGTAAGCCTTTCTGTTACAACTTTTATTGCTGGAGCTAATGCTGCTGAAAACTGATCCCTTAATCCTTTACCCAACGACAATAGCTTCTGTATCGAATCGTTTGTTTCTTCAACTCCTCGAGCGGCACTACTTGACATGGTTAAGCCCAAAATTCTGGCTTCACCTAAAAGCTCCTTGAGACCTTCACGACCTAAACTTAACGTGTTTACTAAAGCTGCGCCCTCAGAGTCAAACAGTTTGAAAGCTAGCCGAAGTTTGTCAGATTCGTTTTGCACATTAGAAAAAGCATCTGCTAGAACAAGCATCCTCTCATCAAGTGGCATTTTGTTAAGTTTTTGGGCATCAATTCCAAGCTCTTTAATAGCGCCCTTAGCTTCTCCAGTTCCTTTTGCTGCTTCAGCAGTTCTGCGCGTAAACCTTTGCAGAGCCATATCCATTGTGTTTGTTGCAACGCCAGTTATATCAGCCGCATATCTGAGAGCGCCGAGAGCCTCTGTGGTAGTGCCAATTTTTGATGCAGTTTTGGATAAAGCGTCAGTTGCATTTAAAGAGGCTTTGACCATGTAAGCAAAGCCGCCAGCACCAGCAGTGGCTAAAAGGGCAGTTTTTAGGCTAAAAACAGATGAAGTTATAGATGCAAGGCCAGCACCTGCGGCCTTAAAACCCTTGGCGGTTTTATCAAACGCCCTAATCGTAATGCTTACATTTTCAGCCATTGGATTCACTCATTATCTTGAAGTAAGCAATCCACTCGTTAAAATGCGAGACGGGCATTTGCTCTGCTTCCTCTATAGTTATGTGCAACCGATCAGCCAAAGAGAGCAAATTTACCCTTGACGGATCGGCTCTCAGTTTCCCTCGGCTGCCTCTACTGACTCGATCTCAGCAAACATTTGGTTGGCGATTTCACTAATTACGTTAGTTTCTTCGCCCATCAAATCAATGCGATCCTCAGCGGAAGAAAATAGCTTTTCGCCACTCTCATCTTCAGCCTTCATACAAATCAAATCAACCATTGCACCGACAGTGGTGTTGTTTAGAAAGTTGGGGTGCTTCTTCTGAAGCTGATCCATGTCATAACAGGTTATTGGCCTGCAATATAACTTGAATGATCCAGATTCGTCACCCCATGCAGGAACCAATACTTCACGCGTCTGCACCTTCCTTCTACTTCTTAACTCTTTTGCTAATCCCATGGTTTTCCCCAAATTTATTTAAACTACAGTTGATTCAACTACCTGACCATTACACTGAACGCTAAAGCTAGCCTCAACCATTCCGTCAAAGGATGCAGTAATAGATTTGGAAGTTACGATGCCTGACCCGGCATAATAAATCTCACCAGCACCTGTTCCTGTAGGATAAAGCTCGAATTCAATCTCTGCACTTTCGTCAAGAACTGCTTGCTGTGCGTCTGATTCATCCCAATAGCATTCAAGACTCAGCGTATTGGTTTTAAGGCTTGGTTTGTATGTGCGAACAGTATCGCCCATTACTGAATCTTCAATAGTGTCAGCAGATCCTTCAAAAGTGTAAGAACGGACTTCGCCAACTACAGCGACTGACCCGCCAGAAGCTGCGATTTTTACAACACCAGATGCGCCTGATTTAGTCGCCATGATAAATACCTCTAAAATTAAAGTTTAAGTTGTTCCGCGAGTGTATTGGTACAACACGCGGATTGTCATTATAACCCCACCAATGGGATCAATTGAACCTTGGTCTATCTCAATGCTGGTTATCTGCGTATCAATGGCATACCCGCCACGCAACCTGTCAACATCAAGAGCTTTTTCTACTGCTTCGATAATGTTATTTCTGGCAGTATCTATAACCGCACCCTTAACAAAACAAACCAGATCATAATTTATTGTAGCCATTCTCTGAGTAATCGATCCACCCAGCGAACTATCTTCCCTATCCTCTCCGGCACTTCTAACCAAGATTGCAGGATATTGAGCATTTGATAGTTTATTGAAATCAAAAGGCTCTCTGGTTACATACTTAATGCCTACCGGGGAAGTAACCGCCTGCAAGGTAGCGACAAGATTATTGGCAATGTTTTCGCGCACACTCATCGAAGCACCTTAAAAAATACCTTACTTAATTCATTTTCCTCATTCCGGTTGAAACCGAAAAAAGGCCGTTTCTTGTTGTTCCCAGATGCTTTTGCAGATTCTGTGGCTCTGGTAAAAAATATCTCTGCCTGAGTTCGATCAGATTTAGCAGTCATACTGCCAAGCATTTGGCCAGTAAATTGCAAGTCAGGAATCAAACGCCTGTTTCTGCTTTCCCTGAATTGTGCATATTCTGGGGTATAAGATGCAAACGCGCCCTTATAGCCTTGTCCTTTTCTTGTTCGATCTTCAATGATATTAATGCCTTCTTGGGCAGTTATCAGCAAAGCTCGCTTTACACTTGCAGACAACTCCTTACCCCTTTTATTTAGCCTTCGGGATATTTCTTTGGAATTTGTCTTAATTTGTAATTGCATTAGCGCGACAACCTTCCTGCGCCAATTGTCTTCTTTTCTTGATCAGTGATAACACTATCACCATCGGCATCGTATTCAACGCCATCTTTCAAGATAGCCTCAAGTTCTTCACCATATCTTGACTTGTAAAAATCAATCATGCTGGTAAATCTATCGCCATCAACCCAATTAGTAAGCTGTGGCAAAGCATATCGCCACAGAACAAGATAGGAAGAACATCGAGTAAATTGCGAATCTGTAAGTTTGGCGCTATCCATCTCACCCGGCAAACCCTTTTTAGGCCACCATTTTATCCTTAACTCTCTTTCAATATCCGACTGGGCTTTTTCATGCTCATCAGTAAAAGCATCAATACCAAGTTGAAGAATATCAGGAACAAGATCAGTTAAGTTTGCATCTGTAGAGAATGCCATTTATTTCACCACTTTACCAAATACGCCCAATAAGCTATGCACGATATGTAACCTTGCAAGAAAGCCCCCTCCGAAAAGGGGGCGATCATAGTCTTACAAGCCAGCGTCGAAGTACATCTCAACACCGTAGCTGTCATCCAACTCGCCAACACCGTAAACGGCAGTAGCGTTAAGTTCCCAAGCGCGGTTAGAAGCATCGCGCTGTGGCTCAATGTTGAAATCACGCTTCATGGCAATAGCAAGAGCTTCTGGAGCGAATACCGCACCTTTAGCATCGCCAGAACCATCAATCACTACGTTGGCTGATTCGTAAACGTTGATACCAGCAATAGTGCCGACATAACCATTGCGCATAGCTTCGTTTTGCAAGTCTCCACCATTAGGATTGGCGAAGGTGTTGGTTAAGTTAGCTTTCAGCGAGTAAGCCTGATAAGGGTGAACAACGGCGTTGATTACACCAGTTACCTTGTTAGCTCGCAGGGTGGCGGCAGCCTTAAACAGATCAGCAACAGTAATGTCCTGAGTGGTTGCGCCAAATGAAGAACTAAAGCCATCAAACAGAGCGATCAGATCTTGATCCATCTTGGTAGCGATAGCGTTACCCAGAACAGTACCAAGCTCATCAGCAGGATTGCCAGCGCCCATAGCAGCCAAATCAGTCAGCAGCACCTGTGCGCCAACTTCGCCAACCGTAATTGATACGGATGAAGTCGATACAGTGGTGCTGGACATATCAGTCCCTTCAGTCAGATCAGCAGCAGCGATTGCAGGGTACTTAGGAACCTGAATAACTTTGCCAGCCTGTGCGCCAATGTTGTACTGAGTCACAAGACCCATCATCAAAGATTGCTCTTCAGCGGTGAAACGCGCCTGAGCGATAATATTGACGAACAGGTCGTCAAGAGTTGAACTAGTAGTAGCAGCCATTTTTAAATGCCTCGAATAAAATTAAATTGTGGTTTAGTAGTTACTTTTTCTTCATTGCGGCAAATGCTTCTTTACCGCCTTGATCCCAGTTAGCAACCATATCTGCCACAGATTGAGGCTTCTGTGTCGAGCCACCAGCGTTACCCTGCGAACCTGTACCGCCTGAACTAGCACGGACAAAATGCGGGTTTACTGTCAAGAATTCTGCAACCGCTTCATTGACGGATAACAGATCACCTTTGTCATTGTAACGCGGTGTTCCATTTGCGTCTAGCACCTCAACCGTTCCGTCGTCAGATAGTCTGGTTTGTGACTTTAGCAATGCAGAAACTTGATCTGGTGAAACAGCGTTATTAGCACTTGCCGCATTTAACAACGCGCCATCAACTAGCGTCTGTTGCAGTTTTGACTTGTAACTCTGAATCTCCATATCTTTCTTTTCGACTGTCTTTTTAAGGATAGAATCAAACTCTCCGCGTTCCTTTTGACGCTCAAGTTCTGCGGCTTCTTTTTGTGCCAGCAGTTCTCGCGCTTCATTAATGTCTACGCCTGATAGTTTCTTCTCGAATTTTCGCTGTTCCCTTGATATGCGATCAGCAACAATTCGATCAAGTTCTTCCTGTGTGAAAGTCTTCATTTCCTGAGAGCTTGTTACTTCTGTCTCAGTGCCTTCTTCTTTATCCATGATTTCATCGCTCATGTTACGAACCTCTTAAAGAGTATTGGTGAATTTGCAGTGTAGCATAATTGGTTACTTTTTAATCAACTAATACTGGTCGCCATCTGTGGCGGCAATTATAGCCTCCGGCAGAAACAAATGCGTTTGAATCTATCTTTCCAGCCCATTCGCCTTGCCATATTTCTTCTATTTCTTCTATTGTCAAAACCTTATTAACGTGCCGACCGCAAAATTCACGGGTAGCTTCATCATCTGGGCCTCGATATTTAAATTTGGTCGCACCGCTATCCAGAGCAATCTTGGTGTTGATCGACCTATCAAATTGCAAAAGGGAATCATGTAACTGCTGGCTGGCATACTTTTTTAATGGGCCACTTACAGAAGCCCTGATATTTGCAACACTTTGAGAAAAAGAAACACCAGTCAAAGTGCTTTCATAAACTTCTTTGGCAATCAGATCAAGGTATTGTTGGCCAATATCCTCAAACCCATTAAATGTTAGCGATTGAAGCTGGCTAATAACGGTCTGGTCAAGCTTCGTAAAATCACCATAGGTAGAAAGCATTTGGGCAACTTCTTTTGCGACTACGCTATACTCCCTGATCATCGAATCAACAGCCTCAAGGTATTCTTCTCGCAAAGCCTTTCGAATCTCTACCCGAGCTTGGATTGCCCACTCAAGATCAAACAAAGACCCGTTTCGCAACGGAGCCTCTGCCATATAATCTGCAATGCGGTTTTCGAGCTTGATAAGAGCATCAGCTAATTTTTTTTGATGCTCCTCAGCCCTTCTGATTACCGCATTAAGCTGATCTGTATCTGCCGGCATTATTGTTGAATCTCTGGCTCTACTTGAAATTGTCCAACAGGCTGCGCTCCAGCTTCGATCTCGCTATGCGCTCTAGCCAGTTCTTCATCATCAAGAATTAGATCGCTGATCTTCTTATCAATTTGCTGCATGAGAGTTACAGACTTAACTCCGGTCGATCTCATCTGCTGCAAGAACATTAGCTCTTTATCGTAATCACGAAGATCAAACGCATCAGGATAGAACACCTCAACGTCTGGAGTAACGCCCTGCCATAAGCAGAACAACTCCCACAACTGTTCTTCAGCAAGCTCTAGGATGTCAGCTTTCTCTGATAGCTTTGCGTTCAGCATCTGGAATTCAGTTTGCATTGCAACGCCTGATTGAGTCATTGCTTGAGTTCCGCGAACAGCGCCCATGTGAGACATACGATTGATTGATTCAATCTTGTCTTGAATAGAAGCCCTAACAGCGTCAAGGTTTTGCCCGCTTGGCTGTAACTGGTAAGGCTTCAGGCTTGAATCCATATCATCAGGCATATTGATAATCGAGCCAGCGCCAGCACTTGCATCAGTATCGTATGACTTGACCAGTGTTGGGT